CTTCTTTCCAGGATTCGGTCATTCTCGTCACCGGTCCTATGTCTCGTTATCTCACTCATGTTCAGCGTGCTGGCTATCGTTCTTCTTATTATTATCATCCTGGCCACACTCCTCTTGATTTGTCTGCTTGGTGTCAGACCAATTGGTCTGACGCTCCTCTTCACACTACCAATGATTACACTTCTTACGACCAGTCTCAGACTGGTGAGGCTTTGTCTTTGGAGGTTGTCAAGCTCCATGCGTATGGCTTTCCTGATTCTATTGTCGAGTATTATGTTGACCTCAAGTTGTCCCTTAGCTGTCAGTTTGGTGATCTTGCTGTCATGCGTTTTACTGGTGAGGGCCCCACGTTGCTCTTTAATTCTGACTTCAACGCTGCTCTCCTCGGTTTACAGTACCACATCGAAAATGTTCCTGTTCTCGTTGCTGGCGATGATTGTGCGCTTAACGGTTGCCCTTCTGAGCGGTCTGGTTGGTCTTTTCTTTCTTCTTTTCTTACTATCGTCGCTAAGACTGAGCACACTCGTTATCCTTCTTTTTGTTCTTGGCTTCTTACACCTGAGGGTGTTCTTAAGGAGCCTCGTACGGTCTTTAGCAAGATTCTCATTGCTCAGGAGCGTGGTGAGCTTCCCCTTGTTATTGGTTCTTTTCTTGCTGAAGTTTCCGTCGGTTATCGCCTTGGTGATCATCTATATTCCTATTGTTCTGATTCCACTTTGGGTTATCACTTTTGGGTTGTTCGTTTTTTGTTAATCCACGCTCCTCTCCGTTTTCAACTCATGCTTACTAATCGTTCTTTGGATTCTTTCCTTGATTCTCTTCTTCCCCTACTTGACGACTCTGTTTCCAGTTTTCTGCGTGTGCTTACTCGTTCCTCTGGTGAACTTTGGATGCTTGAGTCCCGTCCGGCCCGCATTCTTTCTTCTGTTGTTCTTCGTGTTGGGGGTGGTTCATTAGGTTCTTCTGTAGTTTTCGACAAACTAATAAACTCCTTACGTGATTCTTCCTGATCATGGCTGCTTCTCTCGTCAACGCCTCTATTCCCTCAGACGCTCCTCGTGCTGTTCACACTTGCGCTCTTTCGCTTGGTGGTAATTCCGGTGGTAATGTTTCTTTTCGTACTTTACATCAGCTTCCTGGTGTTCAGCGCGCTTGTGGTTCTTTCTCTCGCGCTCATTGGTCTGACCTTCGTTTACTTCTTGTTCCTTCTGTCAAGCTGGCTGGGATTTGTGTAGCTGCTACTGTTGCTTTTCATCCTGATTCTGTTGCTGTTTCCTCTCTTGACGATTTACGCGAACTTCCGTCTTGTCAACACGCCACTTTTGGTGAGGCCGGCGTTCTTCCCCCTGTCATTTCTTTTCCTGTTTCCTTCGTTGATGCTATGATTTCTCCTCTTGTCAAACCCCCTCCTATTGAGCTCGGCCGTCCTGCCTTTTCTCTTCACCTTGAGTTGCATAGTGTTGATGATTCCGTTCAATTGACCAATCTTGGTAAGGTCGTTCTTATGAATGTTTTTGCCGTTGGTCATCTTGAGGTAGGTGGTCAGTCTATTTAGTTTCTTTCTTTCTTCCTTGCTCTTTCTTTCC